AACTTACTCAACTATTACAAGAAGCACTTTCTAAACCCAAAGCCATAATCATGGCGGGAGGTGCTTCAGTAGGTAAATCCACGGTACTTAAATCTATTGATCCTATAGTTAAAGATTTTGACAATCTAAACGCAGATAAATATGTTGAAGATAAAGATTCTCCAATGTATAGAAATTTATCTGCTGCATCTACTCAAATTAGAAAAAAAGATTTACCAAACGCTATAAAAAATCAAAAAAATCTTATTTACGACACTACGGCCTCTAATTTATCTACTTTACAACCAATTCTAGATGAATTAAATAGTAATGGGTATGAAACCATGATGATTATGGTTTATGCCCATCCTGTTGTTTCATTTCTAAGAAATTTTAAACGTGAACGTAAAGTACCAGCTGTAGGTGTTTTAGGAACATGGGCTAATGTGTATAACTTATTAGACGAATATAAAAATATATTTGGTGATAAATTTATATTGGTAAATTCTCCATCTGGACCTGAAGAACAAAAAGAAATAGCCAATTTTGAAAAAGCATACCAAGATGGCAAACTATCAGAATACTTTAATAGTTTATTATCTACAGGAGAATTCGCTTCTACTTTTAAAAAAGATGATACAACTCTATCTCCTGAAGAAAAAGAAAAAAGAGAAAAACAAAGAGAAAATACTCGTAAAACATTAGAAAAAAATATTGAAAAAATTTCTACCACATATGGAGATATTCAATCTAAATTAGACCCAATTGATAGTAAAGAGTTGCCTAATATTGTTAAAAACTTTGTTAAATGAATTTTTTAGTTAGAGAACTTATACAACCTATATTAGAGGACTTTCAAATTGAAATGCCCCAATCTAATGAGGTAGTAGCTTTGTTTGGTGGTGGATTTAAACCACCCACAAAAGGACATTTTGATGTTGTTAAACAAACACTTGAAAACCACCCAAATATAACTGAATTTCAAATAGCAATAGGAGGAGGTACTCGAGACGGTATCACTCCTGAAATGTCTATGAAAATCTGGGAAATATACAAACCATTACTTTCAGATAAAGTAAAGTTAATTTCAACTTCATCTCCACTTACATATATTAAAGACTATATCAAGGAAAACTCAGATACAGAAATATATGCTGTGGTGGGTGCTAGAGAGGGAGATGAACAAGATGCTAAAGATTTTGAACAACGTAAAACTCTATATAAAAAATACGGAAATAAAGTTACTGTTTTAAAATCAGAAGCCGAAAACAGCATTAGTGGAACTAAAGCACGTAAGGCACTATCTGATAATAATTTTGAGGAATTTATAAAATATTTACCTAGTGAATTAGATTCTGATACCCAACAACAAGTATGGAGCATTTTAGGTAAAGAAAAAATAGAGGAAATGTCTCAAATGGCTATCCAATCAGTTGAAGATTTTGCGGATAAAGAATTAAACCCACTAGACATAGAATTTACCAGTCATTTCTTTGATAGATTAGTAGATCCTAGAAACATTAAGCCTATTTCATCAGCTGAACTTATTGGGTTTTTTAAACGCTTAGCTAAAAAGAAAAAACAATTATTTGATTTTCTTTCTAAATATAAAGAAATAGTAGCCACAGATAATCGTACAGATATTAATATACCACTGGTTAAGCAAGCAAATACTGCTATTGCTAAAACTATAATGCGTAAAAAAGATTTCAAAACACCTGATCCTAAAATTGAATTTAGTGAGAGTTTAAATGAAAGTGTAAACGATTCATTTGATGATTCTTTAAATTCATTAATCAGATATATGGTTGATCAAGGTATGGATATTCAACCATTACCTACATTAAAAATCATAGACAACGATGTAGAAAACGCTAATAACGTTTTAGGTAAAACAGCGTACTACGATCCAAATAATTGTTCTATAACGCTTTATACGCTGAATAGACATCCAAAAGATATATTACGTTCATTTTCTCATGAAATGATTCATCGTATTCAAGATAATGAAGGTAGATTAAATAATGTAACTACTAATGATACTAATGAAGATGGAGATTTACCTGAATTAGAAAGAGAAGCATATTTAAAAGGAAACATGACATTTAGAAATTGGGAAGATTCAATTAAAAATCAAAAATATATTAGAGAATATAAAGAGTATGCTTTAAATGAACTATTTGAAAAAGACTTACCTAATATAGAAAAATTAAATAGTGTAGAGTATTTAGTAAGCAATGGAGATGATATTGAAGCAAAATATTATTTTAGATTAGATGAACCTGATTTAAATAAATGGTCAATACATTGGAATTTTACAAATAATAACAAAAATACATCTCCTGAGGCTTGGAAACAAATAACTACTACCTCATTTAAAATATTAAAAGATTTTATAAATAATAAAAAACCAAACTACATTTCTCTCTCAGGGAATGAAAATAAAAGTGGTAAAAATGCTAAACTAAACATATATAAATCTAAATCATTTTTAGAAAAACTTGAAAATATATTTAATAATCAATATTTAATTAAAAATGATGATGAATCTATGGTTTTAATGAAATCAATAGAAGAAGCATATAAGTATGCCATAAATGAAAGTGTTAAGTATGGTGGAGAAAAATATGAAGATGTTTTATATTATTGGCAAAATTTAGATATAAATTCTAAAAGTAAAATAGAACGTTGGAATGCCACTAAACGTAAAGTGAAAAGAGAAGTTTTACAAGAAATTTACCAAATTAAATGAAATATAAATTAACAGACATATATAAGCAAATTAGGGAAGAGGAAACAGCTGCCCAAGTAGCACAATATAAAATATTTTGTGATATGGATGGCGTGTTATGTGATTTTGATAGACGATTTGAACAATTTGGAGGAATGTCTCCTAAAGAATACGAATCAAAATATGGCATTAAAGAATTTTGGGAACTTATAGATAAAAAAATAGGTGTTCAATTTTGGTCTAAAATGCCATGGATGTCTGATGGTAAACAACTTTGGGACTATATTAAAAAATATAACCCATCTTTACTCTCAGCTCCTTCTAGAGAAGCATCTTCTCGCTATGGAAAACATTTGTGGGTAAAAGAAAATATACCTGGGACTAAATTAATTTTAGCAAATAGAGAAAAGAAAAAAAATTATTCTGGAAAAAATCGAATACTTATCGACGATCGCCCTGATAATATTAATGAATGGAAGGCCACAGGAGGTATAGGTATTTTACATACTTCAACATCAAATACAATTAACGAATTAAAGCAACTAGGATTATGAAATATCAGTACAAATTGGTAAAAGAAAATGAAGGTGAAGAAGAAGTTAGTGGGTTAAAAGGTATACAATCTCAAAATGAATTAGTATTAACAGCCTTAGAAGGACGTACTGCTAAAGAACTTCTTGATATTATCAATGATCCTGCTAACCTGGATAAAGTATATGCTAAAGAAGCTTCTGGACTAAAAGATATCAAAATTAAAGTATTTGGTGATATGCCTAATGCTCGTTATAAATTAAGTGATAACATTGCTATATATAAGGAAAATGGTACTTCTCTTTATTCTAAAATAGAAAATGCAGTTGGTGCAAAATTTGATAGAAAAGGAGCCGAAATTAACAAAGACAAAGCCGGTAACATTCGGTTTATTTTTCCTAAAAATAGTAAATATAATGTAGATTTAGTAGAAAAATATTTTAACAGTATGGATAGTGGTGAAAAATCTAGAAAAGCAGATTTACGACCTAAAGAAATAGATGAACTTACATTAAGATTTCCATTAAGTGATGGTCCAACTCTTAGAAAAATATTAGATAATGCAAATTTAGAATCAGGTAAAGATTATAAATTAAGTAAACAAGAAGCAATACAAGAAAATTTACGTACTTTAGTTAAAAAAGAAATATTAAAGTTTTATAAAAAATAATTTATGTCAGAAAACGTTTTAAAAAAAGATTTCAAACAAAAGGATGTTCAACGTCTTCGTAATCTTGTTCAAGGCAAGTACGGAGAAAGGACTACTGTGGGGATTGGTTATGAAAAGAAAAAAAGTTTTCATGATGAGGGAGATGTGTGGGAAGAAGATGGTAGGCAATGGACTATCAAAAATGGCATTAAACAAAATCTTACTAAATTAGACAAAGCAAAGCACTCAGTGACTTTGCCACTTTTCTGCCCTTGTTGCTCTAATTTAATGAAAAATAAATTCGATAAATTATTTTACATTCAATATAATAGATGCTTTAATTGTCAAATTGACTTTGAAACAGATATTCGCAAAATGGGATTATGGGAAGAATATGAAAAAAATATCATCAATTCAGATGTAGATCATCTTATTAAAGATTATAATACATGGATGGATGAAGTTATCAATGGTTCAAATGAAAGTTTTATTACTGAAGCCGGAGATATTGAAAAATGGGATGGCTCAGCAAAGAAAAAGTTGTTAGAAAGTAAAGAAGAAACAATTAAATATTTGCAAACCTTAAAACGATGAAGTCATGCCTCCAATTCCAATTTACATAACAGTTGTAACAGCACTAATAACAGCGATTTTTGGTCCTATTATTGTAGAATGGGTAAAATCTAAATTTATTTTTCCCCATAAAGACGCATTAGGAGAATCTATTAATACAGATGAAAAAGTTGATCATCAACTAGAAATATTAATAAAAGAACTAAAAAGTGATAGAATATGTATTGCTCAATTCCATAATGGAGGACATTTCTACCCTACAGGAAAATCAATTAAGAAGTTTAGTATTTTTTATGAACGAACTACAGACAAAACATCTTCTATAAAAGATACTTTCCAAAATATTCCTGTATCTTTATTTCCTAAAGCATTTTCTTTAATATATAAAGATGGAGAAATAATAATTCCTGATACTAAAGAAAATTATTTGGATTGTGGTTTATTTCAAATTCAAGGAAAAAATTATAAAACTAAATCATTCTATGTTTTTTCAATAAAAGATATAAATAATAATTTTATAGGTTCTTTAACTATTTCATATTATACTAGAAAACATTCTTTTACTCAAGAGGAATGGATATTAATAAGACAAAAAATAGGTGTAATAGGAGCAATTTTAACTGACTACTTGCACGGAAAAAGATAAACACAATATTTATAATAAAATACAAAGATGAAAGAATTTGAAAGAATGCAGAAGTTAGCTTTTGGCAACACAATTCCAGCATTAAAACATATTGAAAATCAACCAGTTTCTTTAACTGAAAATGCACTTAAAGCTAAAATTAAAGAACTAGTACATTCATCTTTAGGTGAAGCTAAGAAAAAGAAAAAAGAAGAAGATGTAGCTCCCCAAGAAGATGTAAATATAGAAATGGATGCTACTGAAGAAATACCTGGAGATACTATGGCACCTGAATCAGTAGATGGAGCAGATATTGATCCAACAGTTAAATCAATCCAGGATTCATTACAAAAAGCATTTGCTCAAGCTAAAACATTGGGTGATGAAAAACTTATCGCTCAAATTGGTAATACAATTACTATGCTTGTTAGAACACAAGTATTAGGTGGGCAACAAGTAGCTGAATCATTAAATGAAGAAGAAACAGATTATCAAGAAGGATACAGACATGGATACAATAACGGATATAGAGATGGTGTAGAAGGAGAAGAAAAAGAAAAATTTTAATAAAAACAAATAAAAACAAACAATTTATGAATTCACAAGAACTATTTGAACAAATTAGTGGGTTATTCGAAACAGCAAAAGAAAATCACGCTGAAACAACTAAAGCCGCTAAAGGTAGAGCACGCAAAGCACTTTCTGAAATAAAAAAACTCATTGCAGCCTACAACAAAGCTTCTGTTGCTGAAGTAAAAGCAAAGTAAAATGGCACAGCTTACCCCAAGAGAAATAGCAATCAAAAATCAACTCTACAATCAATATAAACAAAATAAAGATGAGTTTATAAAAGATTATGGATCTGATGCTGAGCGAGTTATGTTGGGGAGAGCAATTAAATTAGCAAAATCAATGGCTGCAAAAGACGACAAGCAAAAAATTAAGGAAATGATTAAAAAGGCCCTTCAAGGGCCTATTTCTGAAACTGAAGAAATCAATTCAATTGAATACGTACAAAATCGTAGACCAGTTGAAAGTAATCCTGAAGATGTAGTTAAGTTGGATGTTCCACTACTAATTCGTATAATGGAATATGCTAGAGAAGATGCTAAAACAGACATGGATTTACATTTTGCAGCAGAAAACATGATTCAGTTATCAAAACCAAACAGAATTCTCAATATGGGGGATTATGAAAGTATTGTTTCTCCATACGTAAAAATTGATTAAAATGACTAAAAGCGAGTTTAGAGATAGAATTAAATCTTTAGTTAAACAAGTATACTCAGGTGCAACTAAATCCACAGAAGTAGATTTAGATACAGTATCAGCTGTATCTTTAGATACAACTCGTTTTCCAGTTCTAGCTAAATTCCCAACACTTAGAGATACCATTATTAAATTGCTAACAGATCAATATGATTTGTTTTTAAAAGACATTGAATGGGTAGCACCCCGTCCTACTACATTTCGTATTGTATTAGCAAATGATCAAATATTTTATTTGATATTTACTGATAGAACATGGATTGGTAAAGTAGAAGGTAAAAAATATTACCTATTGAACATAAGTGAAGAACAAAATTGTGTTGAATCAATAGCTAGAATTTTATCTTATGGTGCTAAAACTGAAGTTAAAAAAGAAGAAGTAGCACCTGAAGCACCAGTAGAAACACCAGCAGAAACTCCTGTTGAAGAAACACCACCAACAGTATAATGGACGCATTAGATTTATTTTTTAAAAAATACTCTTACAAATTTCCTAAAGGATATCCTGACATGAATAATGAGCAGGATATCAATATTTTAGCTAATTTGTTAGAAGGATTAGGAATTGACTTAAGTGAAGACAAATCCTCAGATAGACAAGAAGCTAAAGAAATTTTAAAAAGAGAATTGGATTTAACTGATCAAGATTTTAAAGATAGTGGATTGCAATTTTATGTTTTAGTACCTGGAAATCAAAGACTATCATTTATAGACAAAATTGAAAACATAGATACAGGAACAGATAAAAAGTTTAACTACAATTCCACTCCATCTGCATTCTCATCTTTAGGTTATTTTATGTATGGTGGTGTAAAATTTGGAATTAAACCTAGTGAAAAACAAGGTGGAAAATCTGCAGGTTTAGATAATGAAAATATCTTTTATAATACTGTTACTTCATTATTAAAAAATGGTCCCAAAGATATAAAAATTACAGATGGTGAAAAAGAAGTAGTATTTAAAGATATTACTGAAATTGAAGAAACAGGTAGAAAAACATCAGGATACTCTAAATCAGATATTGATTTTTATAGTAATGGAACAAATAAAGGTGGCTTATCTTTGAAAAAAGAAAATGCAATATATTGGGAATCTTCCGATGTTAGATTTAAAAATGAAGTAAACAACTTAGTTAAAGCTATTACTAGTGGTAAATTAGGTGATGAAATATCATATGTTCCATATACTGATGCTCGAGGAAATACAGATCCCGGCATTATTAAAATGTATAATAAGAAAGAAAATAAACCGATTGCTGGTATTATAATAAAAGATCTACCTCAACAAGATATACAACAAGTTATTTTTGGTAATGACAATGTACCAGTGGCTGTTGCTACTTGGAGATCAAGTGATTTTACTATTGATGGAGATACAATTATAGCTAAAGCTAAAAAATTATATACTACATTAAAAGATATTGAAAAGGATAAATCACTCCCCATATTGAATGTTAGACATGATAAAACAAGAAGATCATCAAAAGGATTAAGAGCTTTATTACAAACTGAAAAATCTTTATATAAAGATGAATCTTTAAAAGGCAACAATGTTGAACTTTCATATAACGAAATAATGTCATAATATTTATAGGTATGGAACGTATTAAACAACTTATTCGAGAAGTACTTTCTACTCCACCCAAGAAAGAATCATGTAACTGTGGTTGCCATTCTTGTGAAAACGTAGGAAATAAAGGTCCAGTTCTAAACGAAAGCTTAAATGCTAAAATCGTAATGACTGAAAACATGAAATATCATGTTGACAACAGATTACCACTTACAGAAAACACATTTCGTTATGGCTCACAAGCATTCTTAGATTTATGGGCTGAAGCTCGTTATCTATATTCTCGTAATGCTATTCATGTAAATGATGACGATAAAGAAATTTTACTTGAAACTAATTTAGGTGAATACGGAATGTATGAAGGTAAAAAAGTGCCTTTAGATTTACCTATGTTAGAAGATGATTCATTAGCGGCTGATGAAGAGGAAATAGCTGACGAACCTATATCTGAAACTGATAAAAAGAAAAACCCACCAATTGGAAAACCAAAACGTGGTGGTTCTAAAAAGTTTTATGTATATGTTAGAGACAAAGGTAAAATTAAAAAAGTATCATTCGGGGGAACTACCGGATTGTCTGTTAAAATAAATGATCCTAAAGCAAGACAAGCTTTTGCCGCTCGCCATAGATGTGCTCAAAAAACAGATAGGACAAAACCTAGTTATTGGTCATGTAGAATCGGTCGTTATTGGAAGCAATTAGGAGGAGCAAAAAACTTTAGCGGATATTGGTAGGAAATCGGCCTTACCAATATTTATAATAAAATAAAATATGGCGTATGTTTATATTGTAATCAATAAAGTTAATGGGAAAAAATATATTGGTTCCTCTCGAAAATCCCAAATAGATGAAAATTATTATGGTAGCGGCAAAGCAGTAAAAGATGCTCTAAAGAAATATGGTAAAGAAAATTTTATAAGAGAAATACTGTGGGAGGGTGAAGGAAATGCTCGCGATATAGAAACATGTTATTTAATAAAATTTAATGCTTCTAAGAATCCAATGTTTTATAATATGACTAATGATGCTAGAGGAAATGATCTTCATAAAGAAGAAACAAAACTCACTGTTAGTGAAAAACTAATTGGGAGAAAATTTACGAAAGAGAGATGTGACAAAATATCTAAAGCTAAGAAAGGATCCACAACCTCTAAAAAAGGCAAACCTGATGGCCCCAAACCAGGAGTATCAGAAGCTCATAAAGGTAGAATTAGTCCTAATAAAGGAAAAGGAAATCAAGTAGCTTTATATACAATATCTGAAGAATATATCAGAACTTATTCTAGTTACTATGACCTAGCTATTGATCTCCAAATAAATCCAGAAACAGTAAGATGTCAACTTATTGGAAAATCTCAAACTATTAAAAATAAGCAATATAAAGCGCAATATGTATGATAGAAATGTGGTAATATGAAACTATTAGAACTTAAAAAACTTATTCAAGAAGAACTACGTATAATACGTGAAAGTTCTGCTTCAAAACTTTATAAAGTAGAAGGACTATTAGTAACAAATACTGATAAAAAAACACAATCCCAAATACTTTCAGATATTAGATCAATCCCAGGTATCACAACAGTAGATGCTCAAGAATATACTCCTCGTTTACCTAAAAAAGGATACACATACGATAGATTAACCATCAAGGTTGATCCATACCCATACATTAAAAAAGACGGTAAATTTGATATAGAAACGATTAATCAAGTAATCGCAAGTATTGGTGGGATTAAAGGAATAGTTAAATTTAGAGTTGATAACCCCCAATTAATTAATATTGGGATATGATTAAGTTAATTAATCTTCTAGAACAAATTCTTCAAGAGAAAGCTGATCGCTGTAAGCGTATTGCTGATCGTAAGTACGATAAACCATCTGCTTACAAATCAGGTGCTATCGTTAGATGTCGTAAAGGTAATATTTGGAAGGATTTAAAAGAAGAAGAATTAAATGAAAAAGTAAAAGAAACACTTCGTACTTGGTTTAAACGTAAAGGTGCACCAGGTAAAGAAGGCGGATGGGTTGATTGTAATACTTGTAGAGACGGAAAATGTAAATCATGTGGTAGAAAAGAAGGTGAAAAACGTTCTAAATATCCTTCATGTCGTCCTACACCAGCTCAATGTAAAACACCTGGTAAAGGTAAAAAATGGGGGAAAACAAAATGAAAAAAGAATTTAATATAACTGAGTGGGCACTCAAAAATAGACTAAAAGAACATGAAGGTGAAGAATATCCTCCTTACATGTATTCACCTGTAGGTTTTAGCTGCGCAGTATGTAAATATCATTATATAAAAGATGATAAACATATGTGTAAAAATAAACAATACCAAGAGTATAAAGGTACTGCTGAATTGGTTGATGATGAAGGAAATCAAATTAAAGATCCTTCAAAATGGTGTTCAAATTGGTTTTTACCTAAAGGAGAATGAAGCCATACACAGACATAGAAGTTACAGACAAATATGTTATTCGTGAATTTAACGAAAATATAGATCCAATTGAGCTTCTTTGGCATCGCGATAATGAAGATCGCACATTAGAAATAGTTGGTGAAACAGATTGGAAAATACAATTAGATAATAAATTACCAATCTTACTAGAAAGTCATATATTTATACCAAGACACGCATGGCATCGTGTTATTAAAGGAACAGGAACATTAAAATTAAAAATATACAAATGAAATCAACTGAATTAAGACAACTTATCCGCGAATCAATCAATGAATATATTCGTGAAATCGATGAAGCAGGAACAAAAGCTGGATTACAAGCTAAAATAGAAGCAACTGAAGGTGCTATTAGCAAACGTGAAAAAATGGCTAATATGGAAGGCATTGATGAAGCTTATCATGAAATGCTTGATAAAGGCAAAATGAAAGAAATTGGTAATGAAGTTAAGGCATTAAAAAAAAGTTTAGATAAATTGAAAAAACAATTAGATAAACTTAATTCAAAAGGTACTAAAACTGAAAAACCTGAATCTGAAGAAAAAGAAATTGTTGATGAAGTAAATATTGATGAAACATTTCCTGAATCTGGTGCTCAACTAGAAGAAGATAATAATGAGGATTTACCCCCTGCACCATCAGAAGAGGAAATAGCAGCTAATCAAATATACGAAATGCTCCATATGCAAAAACTAGCAGGTATTATTTCAGAATCTGAATATGTTGCTAAAGTAAAAGAAGTAGAAAAAGCATCTAAAAAATAACATATAGACTGATTCATAGCCGGTCGCTCGAAAGAGACAAAACATCCTGGATCTGTGGCCCATTTTTCGAAAGAAAGGTGGGCCACTCTAATTGGGATTTCAAAATAAAAAATTTTATATTTAGCACATGAAAAAAATCGTAATCGTAGGAGCAGGTGTAGCAGGTATTAACGCTGCTACCAAATTAGTAGACAATGGATATCCAGGACATCTAATTACAGTTATAGATAAAGGTAGCGATCCATATAATCGCTTACCTGAACAGGTAATGGAAGGCATGTTAGGAGCTGGAGGTTGGAGTGATGGTAAATTAACATACCATACTGCAATTGGAGGAGTATTATCAAAATACTGTGGTGAAGAAAAAGCTATGGAATTAATGGATCAAGTAATTAAAAACTTTACTCGTTTCCACCCTAAACCAGAAGAAATATTTATGTCTGATCCTCAAGAGGAACCAGATTTTATTAAACCACATTTTGGACTAAGACTATTTCCAGTGTGGCATATTGGTTCAAATTATCTACATGAAATTGCTATTAATTGGTATGCTTACTTAGCTGATAAAGGTATTAACTTTATGTGGGAAACGGAAGTTACATATATTGATTTTGATAATCCTCATGGATATGTGTTAATAGAAGGATTTAAAAACCAAGGTGGAGGAGAAAAAACACATTACATGACTACTGGAGATAAATTAATATTCGCAGTGGGGAAGAGTGGTATCGACTTTGGTAAAGCACTAGCAGATGAATACAAATTACCAACTGAACCTAAATCAGTGCAAATAGGTGTACGTTTTGAAGCACCACAAAAATATTTTCAAAAATTAATTGATGTATCATACGATTTTAAATTATATCAAAAATTCGATAACGTATCTCTACGTTCATTTTGTACAAATAATAATGCAGCTTATGTGGCTGTTGAGAACACTTATGGGGATGTAAGTTATAATGGACATGCTAAGAAAGGCGAAGAATATCGTAACGATATGACTAACTTTGGTATCCTAATGGAAATTAAAGGTATTGAAAATCCATTTGAATGGAGTAGAGAATTAGTTTCTAAAATCCAAATTGATAGTAAAGGACTATATTATTCTCCTTCCCGTAAACCAGGACAAACATCAGAAGGAAATATAGTAACAGCTACTCCAATAAGTTTAGATGGGTTAACTCATTTAATTGAACCTTCATTTAATGGTTATTTCAAATATGTATGGGATTTTATACAAAATATGAATGAAGTATTTGAATTTGGTGATGATTGGGGAATGTATATTCCTGAGGTAAAATATTTATCTCCTGAACCATTAGTTGATTACAAGAATTTAGCATTAGTAGACTATCCAAATGTACACTTTGTAGGTGATGCTTTATCTGCTCGTGGTATTACAGTAAGTGGAGCACATGGAATTTATGTTGCAGAAAATTTACTACAACATAAACTTGATGAATATCCAGATTTTGTAGAACATTATTAAACTTTACTATAATTCATTATATGTATAATAAAAACATATTTAAAACAAAATGGAATTAAGAAAATACATCCGCGAAATGGTTGAGACTGAGCTTGATGAAATGGCTCGTATCTCTACTAACATCAAAATTGGTGATCCTGAAAAAGCATCCATTGCAAAAGAGCTATATGCTGGAACTTGGTATGGTGATATGATTGATTATGTAGAGGAAGCAGGAGACGTTGGTATTCCTCAACCTGAACTAGCAAGAATGTTAGGTAAATCAGGCCAACAAGCAATCAATCCCAAAGTTAGAGATTTCCTTGAATCAAACATCTTCACTAAAGGTGAGTTATCAGTAGCTAAAAAAGAAAAACCAGAAGCTAGTGGTATTAAAGGTCGCCCAACCTCAGAAAAAACATTAATGGCTAAAGATGTTAATTCTAAAATGGAAGCAGATGCTAACTATAAACCATCAGAAGATGAATTAGCAATATTGGGGGCTGAGTTTATTGAAAAACTTAGAGCACGTGTTAAAGGTACTTTAAGACGTGGTCGTCCTGCACTTCCTTCTAAAGCAAAAGATGGCATGATAGCAGCTATGAAAAAAATAGGAGATGAAGATATAGACATGGATGGGGATATTGATGATGAGGATTTGGAAGATATTGCTGAATCAACTTCAATTAATGAATCGTTTACTCGTATGCAGAAATTAGCAGGAATTATTAAATAAATTATATTAAACAAATTTTAAATTGAGGACTTGGATTACCAAGTCCTCTTTTTTATATTCAAGTAAAAAATTAAAGTTCTATGAGTAATAAAAAAACAGACATTAGACGTATTAAATCCCCAGATGGGATTGTTCGTTATATTAAAGATGGAAAATTACATAATGCAGAAGGTCCTGCGGTAATTCATCCTGATGGTAGAGAAGAATATCATTTAAATGGTTTTCAATATTCAAAGGATGAATTTAAAACAATTAAAAAAGATAGTAATGGATTACC